TAGTATCTGCAGGGTTTTTCGTCAGGTGCCGCTACTATAATTTTTGATCCTGTTCGACGAGGATGTGCAGTAACACCCAATGCTTGCCATCTGTCAGAAGGTCGTTGTTTTATTTCATTGTGCTGCAGATCATTTTTTACTATTCTGTGATAAAGTTTTGAACCATGACTGTTTTTACTACTAACGTTATTGCCCACATAACCTGAATCCATGTACCAAAAGTCGTGATTGCCTGCCAAACATTTGTGCATGAGTTTGTATTTGAGTATACCACGCAGAACAACTTTTCTGTGATCTACTTCAACATCATAATGAAAATCAAAGTAATCACTGTCAGTTGGTTCTGTGCCAGCACTACGGGCCAGCATGTTGATATATTCGTCTTGGTTATTTTTACTTAGGAATACCCAATCTTCGTTCATTTACTGTCTCTTTGTAAGCAATACTCTGCCAGCATTCGTTCACGATGCCATTCATCTGCCATTGGAGTGGTAGCAAAATCGTGAAAACAAGGAGAGCCTAGGGTGTAATGCAACAAGTCTGCATTGCAGTTAGGGCCATACTCGTCTGGCAACCAATTCCATTCTGCAGGTAAATCACCAATGCGATCGTCTCGAATCCAAGTAAAACGATGTAGCTCTGCACCTGTGGATCGTTGAACAAACTCTGGTGTCAGGCATTGATTAGCTGGGCTCTCACAATTCCATATAATAACGCTACTCCAGTTCTTGCGAGGATAGTTTTCGTTCTTTGAACCCAGATACTTTTCTTTCATGCATGTTTCGTAGTCGTGTTTAACTACTTGTACATCATAATGATTCTGTCGCCAACCCCACAGCTCTACAATGTCACTACGCACAATCATATCGCCGTCAATGAAAATAGCATGCCCGGTATAATCCATCAAGTGCGGCACTAAGAATCTACTGTAGATAAACTGATTGCTACCGTCTGTGTGAGTTTCTGTGTAGTCTTCAAACAAGTTCAAGGCCAAGGGAATGATAGCAACGGGTTTGCTGGCTAGGCGTATAATGCTGTTGACACAGGTATGGTAGGCCGCAGCTTCTCTGGGATCGTATCCGACGAAGATTGGAATGGGTTTCATACGGATATTTATATAGGTGTTTAATGGTGCTAAATATTACCATGAACAAAATAATAAAGATTGGAAATTGGTGGTTTTTGGAGGATGATGTTACTCGATTTAAAGATCATGCTGATACAGCATGGGGCAAAGTTGTTACCAACAAATCAATGGCTGAAACTATAGACCTTTGGTTTGCTGGTCGTACACAACAGCACGCAGTTGATATTGGAGCCAATATAGGATTTATGACAGCATATTTTGCTCAACGCTGGCAACATGTTACAGCATTTGAACCCACTCCTGCAATCTTTGCTTGTCTTGAAAAAAACTGTATCAGAGACAATGTTGATTTAAAGTCAATGGCACTTAGTGATAAAACAGACACAGTAATTTTTGCTGTTGGCAGAAGATCTGAAATTAATCAGATTGTTTCTTCCGCAGAGATCTTATCAAAACACTGGTCCTCAATTGAAGTGCCGGCTGTAACATTAGATAGTTTAAATTTAACTGATGTTGACATGATTAAGATTGATGTTGAAGGGCACGAACTGTCAGTGCTACACGGAGCAGAACAAACTATCCGCAGTCAACGACCTTTGATAGCAATTGAAATCAGTTTTGAAAATAAAGTGTTAGATAAAGAGCTCAATAAGAATCATACAACTGCATTGGATCTATTATCCAGCTGGGGATATAAACAGATTTGGCACGATCGGTACGATTACATAATGGAACCTGCATGAGAGTAATAGACGCATTTACATTCCTTAACGAAGTAGACTTGGTCAAGGCCAGATTTGAATATCTCAATGACATAGTTACAGACTTTATTGTTGTTGAAAGTAATCAGACATGGCGACACCAGCCTAACCAACCTTTCTTTGCAGAAATTATTCCCACGCTGCCGGCAGATATACAAGCCAAGATACATTATGTTGTTGCTGCGTGGCCAGACGAGTGGTTAAACGATGCCGACGGTGTACAAGAGAAATGGGTAGAAAATGGCACACGCGAACTGGCCCTGACCGAAATGCAAAAATGGGCAGACCCAGAAGATTGGGTCATCATGAACGACTTAGATGAATTTTGGGAAGTAGAACTCTGGGAAGAAGCCTGCGAAGCATATCACACCCACGGACAAGTAGTGTGGAATCATGAGAATCGTACTTGCTTTGTAGACTGGATTACTCCGGGAATACCCAGATGGCCAGGCAGCAAGATGGCCAAGTTTAAAGACATCACCACAATGGCCGAATTCTATTGTAGTAAGAACAAAGCATTACGCTTTGTAGAAGGAAAAACAGAAAAAACATTGTTCCATCCTGTGACCGGCGGTTGGCACTTTACCAAAATGGGCGATGCTGAAACTAAAGCAAAGTCCATGGGCAGCATACGTGAATGGCGTACCTGGGAACCCAAAATTGGCAAAACACCCGAGCAAGCTGCTGCTGATATTATGTCGGGGTCTGGATGGAACACAGTGGCAAAAAAAGGAAAAATGCGAGCAGAAGCTGATGGTGGTGCTGGTCTGACACCACGGATACTCAGCATACTAAAACGCATAAACATATTCTGGAGTAACGGAATTAACCCATGGGGCAACAAGTGAAAACATTTAAATTACCAAGCAATAAAATAATTGATCCTGCCAACGAATACTTTACAAATAAAGCTGGAATTGGATGGAACAGAAACGGGCGTGATAGAATCATTGAGCTGGTCAAAGACAAACAAAATGTCATTGACGTTGGAGCACATGTAGGCATTACCACTGTACACTGGTTGATGGCAGGATTCAAGCGTGTTGATTGTTTTGAAATCAATCCCAGTCATTATGAATGTCTCTTAGAGAATACTGTGGAATACAAAGATCAAATCACTTACCATCCAGTTGGATGTAGTTATGAAACAAAAACATTAGAAGCAGCGTATCGTAGTCCCAATAACTCAGGAAGCTTTCAAATGTTAGACGAACATGTGGCCGCAGCTATTCCAGACAAACACAAGTTTCTAGTAGATGTTGTACCTCTTGACAATTTTAAATTTGAATCTGTAAGTCTTATTAAGATTGATGTAGAAGGATGGGAGTATGAGGTTCTTCGCGGCGCCATGTCAACTGTACGCGAACATCAGCCTATTCTATTTGTTGAATACGGGCATGGTGATGCCCGTAAGAGTATGCACAAATACGACGATTCCAAGTTCCAGGAAATGTTAACAGAATTAAACTATCGTGAACTTGAAGTCACTGGCGATGCTATATTTGTACCTAACAGTTTTGTAGAATGAAACACCCGGTGGCTCATCACTGTGCTTGTGTAATACACGGTAATTTATACGACTGGATTTATGTTGAACGGCTATACAACATGCTTAAAGCCAACTGTAGACGTGAAATTATCTTGCATGTGTTCACAGAACCTGGCAGGTCAGTTCCGGCTCCGTTCGTTAAACACAATCTAGAAGAATGGCCAGGAATCGCAGGTCCCAAGAAGTCTTGGTGGTACAAGATGCAGATGTTTAACCCAACACATAATTTGGGGCGAGTTTTATACTTAGATCTTGACACAGTAATTACTAGAAATATTGATAGTATGTGGGAGTTAACTAATCAATATTTTTGGGCCATACGAGATTTTAAACACCTTTGGAGACCAACATGGAACGGTATAAATTCCAGCGTTATGATTTGGGACACACAAAAATTTGCTTGGATTTGGGACGACTTTTGTAGCAAGAATATCAACGCTACAGTAAAGATATTCCATGGAGACCAGGATTATTTGAATACTGTATTAGATGATAAAAATCGTAGATTTTTTGATATGGAATTAGTTAAAAGCTGGCGTTGGCAATGTAAGGACGGCGGCCTGGACATGAAAACTAGATTGTACAATAGTCTCAATTCTGGTACTGTAGTAGATCACAAAACAGCAATTATGGTTTTTCACGGGCGTCCTAAGCCGCACGATATTCAAGACTTAGTTGTTGATAAATATTGGAAGATAAATGCTAAATAAATACGATTGGAGATATAAATGACAACTCGAACTTTTAACCAACAAGGCCAAGCCTACGGCAGCAACCCAGTGCAAATTGCAGTCAAGCTTGATCAGGTTGTAGTATTCAATGGTACTATACCAACCTTGGATATACCAGTGGTACCGACGATTGTTGATACTGCTTCTAATTTATTTTCGTGGACCAATGATGTCTCTTTTGCTGGTACCAAAAGTATGGAAATTACTGTAACTGGCGGTACCTTAATACTAACACAAACATTGGCTAATTATGGAATTAGCAATACACCACCACCTGCTCCACCTCCTGGGGAGAAGGCACCAACAACCTATGTTTCAACTGGACCAGATGGCTATACATATATTTACTGGAAATGGTTATACGATATAAATCAGGTTCCAGAACAAGATAATGTGCCAGTTGTTGATCCACTGATTGAAGTCGTAATTAATCAAGTTCCACAGTATGCAGCTCCGACCCCTGACAATAATGGGCAGTGGTATTGGGTAATACCAGACGGCGGAACCTTTACTGCTATAGTACAAGTTCAAGCTGGAGTAGAAGTAACATAATTTGTTGTATAAAAACAACACTTAAAAAGCCCTAAAAATGGGGCTTTTTTTGTGGCTAAAATACCACAAAAATAGTGGTAGACCAGTAATGGCATTTCGGCTATAATGTTTATACAGTAACAAAACGGAACAAAAGATGAATTTAGCAATTGGCAATCAAGTACGTTGGGAAAGCGCAGCCGGCGTCAGACGCGGCACTATTAAAAACATCGTTCTTAGCCCTGCTGCTAATGACAAAATTACACCCTGGATTGATGTTGAATTCTTAGTACAGATTTCAGACATGTATCACCTCAGAAGTGTGCGTCTTTGTGCAAGTGACAGCAACCTCAAAGGCATGCGTGTCGCACTTGTTGCATAAAAACAACACATAAAAAGTGGTAGACCGGTAATACAATATCGGCTATAATAGCTATACACTAACAAAACAGGAGCAGTAAATGACCCAAGTCCTAATCCGCAACGGCGTTTATCGCAAT